CTTCAATTTGTCTTCACTAATTAGCAAGACGTATCCTGTAGTAGCCATAATTTTTTATTTTTTATCCGTATTTCGCTTTTAGCCAGTCTTGATAAAACCCTGCACCGTCCATTTGTCTTGGTGCTCTTGCAACGTCAGCGTCATTTGTCGGCGGTCTAAAACCTTGACTTCGTGCTGAAGTTGTACTTATAACTTCTGCGTCTTCAAGATCTGTACTTTCGCCTATTCTAGTTTTGAAAATTTTTCGGTACCATCGGTGGTAACACAGGGCTCCCCCTTTGTATTTGAAAATATTATAATTTCTTGATCCGTATGGTCCCCAACCTGCATTTGCTCCATTTTCGCTCAAGCTTCCCATAAGACCACCGTCAGAAGTTGGTACAAGTTGCTCTTTTTTATAAACTCTACCTGAGTCTGCAGCCCACATCATTGCTTTGCAAAAATCTCTACTTTCTCCTGCAGTTGCACTAAATTCTTGATTGTAGTAATATCTGACTCTGTATAATGCGTCCCTTTCAGTTGTCTGTTTACTTTTGCCGTCTTGCATTCCTTTTGCGTCTACGTTTCCAGAAGCTCTAGTTTTTACTAAATTAATTCCGATCAAGCCATTTATAGCACTTTCGAAATCGTACTGTTCGTGCTCGTCTTCAATTTCGCTGTCGTCTATTAGTTCCCAGTCTTCGTTTGGAATTTCACCATTTTCTACAAGCCATTTTTTTAGATCAATTCCTTGCTCTTTTGAAAGTTTTATACAGGACATTTCCGTTGTAGGATTTTCGATAGTGTCAACTCCGTCCGTAAGTTCGTCACCTGCGAGGGCATCTAAACCGAGTTCCTCTCGAATTTCGTCCTGGGTCATAACCGTACGCATATCGTCAATAGTAAATCTGGAAGTGATCGGTTTTGATTGCACGAAAGTTAAGGGCAAATACATATCGTTAATATGCAAAATTTTATCTAAAGTTTTTAGGATATGAATTTGGTACGGCATAACCACGGTATTCAAATAAACCTCGAAGGCACTGTTTAATTCTTCGGAATTTGAGCCCAAACCAGTGTCGTTTTTTATACCCATTAACATTGGTGAAGTCACGCGGTGTGAAACTAAAATATTCTGAGTCATCAATTCCTGTAAAGCCAAATATTGTTTGTCGGCGTTACTCATTGCAATTGGAGTTATTTCTGGTACCCTGTCTTTGCTTTCGCTGAAGGTTAAAACAAAACGCCCACTAGCTTGAGTGCCTGTAAATTTGTCTGCAAGACTTCGCTCTATATCAAAACGCTCCTGCTCCGTGGGAACGCCATTCGCGAACGAAATAAAATAGGATCCTGCGAAGCCATTTTGGATATTATTTAGGTGAAACTCTGAAATTTTTTGATCTATTAACGCCCAGTTACAGCCACCCACGTAATCTGGTACAAAATAAATATCCATATTTGGAGAATACCTGCCAGTATATAAGATTTGATTTGCAGTTTCAATTTCATTTGCATTGAACGCAGGCACCATTATTGGTTCGTTTTCTCTTGTATTCTCCCAGTCAGCACTGATCCAATATTCAGTTACTCGTCCAGTCTCGTCTGGCTTACCAACTCTAAGACGTTCTACAGGCACGTGGAAAATTTCGCTTATGGTTTTTTTATCCTTACTCCAGATTATATTTAACGCGTAGCCACCCTGCAATTTGAAGTCAAAAGCTAATTTTTTAACTACTTCGTGTAAGGTTTCGTTTGGGTTTGCGTTTGCTAAAAACTTTTTAAGCCGTACGTACGCGTCTAAGGTAAAATCAGTGTCTTCTTGACAAGTAAGCTCGGTTCCAGAAATCATTTCGCTAGTGGCGTTTATAATAGCCGCGTGGGTGCTTGAATTATAATATAAATCAATTAAAAAATTTGGATAGGTATTTGCAGTTTCTTGCGTTCCGTACTCTACCCACTCTTTTGAGCTAGTCTCGCGTATTTTTGGAGCCGTCTGCGTCTCTAAATTTATGTTAAGTATTGGACTCTTATTGTTCTCCATTGTAAATATAATTGTTATTAGTTAAGTCGTCTGGATCCACGTAGCTTTCATAAGTTATTTGGGTTGGATCTCTTTTTACAAGCATTTTTCCTTCTTCTACTATAATTCCTAACTGACCTTTGTAAATTTCTGGATCTGGGTCTCCTGGTTTTCCTTCTTCAAAAGTATTTTCGAAATCTATTGGAGCTAAACCTGGTCTTATTAAAGTGTAATTAGGATCATCGGCAAAGTCAATTACAATTCCTTTTGGAAAATACACTTCGCAAATAACGTAATACCAGTATCCTGCTTCACGTAAACAAATTTGACCACTGTAGACGTTTGGCATATTTACAGGGTTTATACAATTTGGATCGGTTTGATCAAGACAGCATTGCACTTGCTTGAAATTAATTTCTGACCATTGATAGCTCGAAGTTCTAGCTCCAAAGTCTCTTATTGCTTCAGTGTCTGGAGTAAAAGTTTTACACGGATAAGCATATTGTACGTCTCCTGTCATATCATTAACAAATTGTACTAAATAAGTCAGTTTTTGCCTGTCGAAAAGTTCTCCAGGAAAAGCAGTTCTTTGCACTGGTCTTACGTTGAAAGTTGTAGGATTGACAAATTGGTTAGCGTGTATCATATCTATTAAAGTAAATTATTAATATTTATTTGAATTAATAAAAAAAGGGTAGCCATTTCGACTACCCTCTTTAAAACAGATAAAGAAAATCTTTTTAGTTTGGATCTACAGTTATTCCTGCACCACCGTTGAAAGCTGCTTGATCAAATGGAGTAACTCCGTAGTCGGTCACAGTTACCATAGGGTAAGACTGGTTGGCTTCGAAGGTCCATTCGTATCCGTTAAAATCTCCCATTGCAGCACCGCTTGAGTTAGTACCACCAGAAATGGTACAACCTGCGTCAGTACCTACGCAAAAGATCACATTTTTTCCTGCAGCGTTTACTTCGTTTAATTCAACAAAACAGACCAAAGTATTTTGAGCTATGAGCTTCAACTCGTTTTGATCTTCCTTGCTTAATTTGTGAAGTTTTACTGTGACGGTTTCCGTATAAAAAACCGTGCCGTTTTCAGTGGACGCAGAAATTGCTTCGGCGACTGAGCCAGCTCCCCTTTTCATAGAGTAACGATACAAAATTGGAATACCATCAAATTCAGTTATTTCAGAAGTAGGAAAAGTCCCACCCAAAGTGGTGTTAAATATAGCAGGTTCGTACGCACAGAAATATACGTATTTCACGCCGCCAGTTGTAGTAAGGCAGCCACCAAGTCCCCTACCCTTCGTTAAATCACAATCAAATGCCATAAGCTTTTTATGTTTTAGTTATTAATAAATTATTTTTGCCAAGTAATATCTAAAGCATATCCAGTTTGTACCGCTAAAGAATATTTTGCGACAATTCTAATATTATCACTTCCTGTAATTGGACTCATATCTAAAACACGAATTTCCGTTTCGTCCGAAAATAAATCGGCACCTGCGTATAAATTACTTGACTGTGCAACGCAAGCGTTATTGTCAGGCATTCCTGGTACAACGGCAATTTTACAGCCCTCGAAAAATGGTTGGTAACTGTCATTCATTGAATAAGCGTTTATATATCCAGAAGCACTCATTGCAGCTATATACATTCTGTAAGTCGTTGGACTCATATACATATATAAGTCTTCAGAAATTTTAGAGTAAACAGCACTTGGAACAGCCGTTAATAAAGCAGTTAAGTCAGCAACGATAGTCCCTGTAGTATAAACACCACCAGTAACTGCAGGTGCTAAAGTCACAGGATCAGCCGTAAATAAGCCAGTTGCTGCAGTCATAAATCCTTCAAATTGTCCTGGAGTTGTAGCTGCTCCACTCCAAACATTTTCTTCAGCGTGTTGTGCTATAATTCCTGCAATTCTTGCTAATAAGAAAGTAGAAAAGTCTGGAGACATTGCTGTATTCCATTGTCCTGCTTTCATTTGTTGACTTTGCCAGTCTTTTATAAGTTCACCCTTACAAATTTCATAATTTATTTGTAAAGCAACTGGTTCTAAAACCTTGTCAGAAAGCGTAAGCTCTCCTGCAGGTGTGAAGTCGCAAGTTCTTGCTCTTACTAAGTCTGCAGACCCACCACCATAACCTCCAGTTAATTTAGTAATAGATCTTTTGTATTTAATATTTTCCAAAAGTTGCATAAAATCAAATGATTTTGCTTCTTTTAAAGCAGCGGCTATATATTGCCCTGCGTGGTCCCCACAATAGTTCGTGCTGATCGTTGGTTGTCTAGTTTCTGCCATTTTTTTAAATTTTTATTTTTTTATTAATTATTTTTGTAAGTTGTAGTTAAAGCGATCCAACTTAGAAAGTTTATTATAGTCTTCAGTGCTTAACACTTCTTTTGATCCACCTGTAGATTTTCTGAATTTACCAAAACTAACTTTGTCTCCAGAAGGTGTGCTAGACAGTCTTCTTATTTGTCTTGATAATTTTTGATTTTCAGATTTCATTTCCTTCATTGCAGCTCTGACAACTTCGATAATTAATTTTTTAACTTGCTTCATATCGTGAGCGTTTGCTTCCACTTCTTCAGTAGCTTCTTCTTCTGTTTCTTCACTCGGAGCTTCTTCTTCTTCAGTAAGTAATTCGAAAACAATACCGTCTTCTTCAACCGTAAATCCTACGCCTTCGTCCGTTTCATAACTTCCGATCGGAAGCGGCATAACCGTTCCGTCCTCTGTTAAAATTCCTATATCCACGCCTGCTTCAAGCTCAGGTGCACTGGAAACTACAATCGTGCCGTCAGTGAGCTTTGCCTGCCATTCTAATTCAATTTTTTTGTCCAGACCTAATGCAGTTAGGATCTGTTTTTTAAGATTTGTTTTAGCCATTTTTAAAGTTTTTTTTTATTAGGTTTGTATTTACTAAAGTAATTAATTAAGATCTATTTGATTTTCAGTTTTTAAAACCCTATATCGTCGTATTTTGCGTGCGACATATTTTGTTCTAAACTGTCTCTGACATTTTCGTACTTAGTCACGTCAACGCTTATTCCTAAAGCGTCAGCTCCACTTAATAAACTGTCAATTTGATTTTCCAGTCTACTTAATACTTGAGACGCTTCGCTTTCTGCACCTGTAAGTTCACTGTCTGCGTCTCTAAATTCCGTCCACGCTTCTTGGTATTTTTCTTGAAATCCTGCTAAGTCTTCTTTTTTGTCTTCAACTTCTTGCTCAAAATCATTTTCCTTGCTTCTATTATCTAAAATAAGGTCTTCTAATTTGTCTTGCCATTCGAAAACCTTTTCTTCTGACTCCACTTGCTTTACGCTTGCGGACTCTATTCGATCGACTGCGTTGTCGTAAACATTTGCGTCTTCCTTTAATACTTGCACTAAACTACTTGCTTCAGCATAGGTGTCGTCCAACGTACTCAAAACCGAAAGCATAAGACTTTCAGATTTTCGCTCGTCAGTATTTAAAACATTTTTTGTTGCTGAAACATTGTGATAAAACTTATTCATATCCATAACTCCTATTTTTTTAATTTATTAATTAGCTCCAAAATTGATCAATCTTACGCTCCCATTCAGAAATTTCTTCACCTAAATTTACGAGTTCATTATGTAAGTCTGCAATTTCTCTTGGAGTATCTAGTCCTAAATCGTTTACGACAGCTTCTAGGTCGTTAAGCATTCCTTCTGCTTCTGTGTACGCGTCATTCATATCGAAACGCACAATATCTTTTGCTAAGATAATTTTAGAATACGCTTCGTCGTAAGCTTCTTCGACAAAGTCGCCCAAGTGTCCTTGACTTATTTTCTCTTGAATATCGTCCATTCTGGATAGTGCAATTTTATAAGCTTTAGGATGGTTTCGGAATGCTATTTTAACTCCTTGTCGTAGGTCTTTCAATTTTCGTTTCATATTATTTTTTTGTATTTATAATTTCATTAAGTGCACTTAGTACTTCTTGATCAGTTGGATCTTTTTCCTTACTTAGTGCCTGTATTTTATCAACGAAAAAACCCTCAATAGAAATTCCTTTCAATTTTCCGTCTATTATCTGGTCCCAAATTTCCTGGTTTTCGATTTTCATTTTGACGCACCAACTACCCACTGGAAGCGAAAAACCATACAACGCACTTTTGTCTTTTTCCGAGTCTTCGACAATCCAGGACTCAGTAGTTAAAATTCCTGCAACGCGTTCTTCGTGTTGGTAAGTTGCTTTGTGGTGATTATTGTATCTTAAATAAAGTTCACTTGCTTTTTTTACGGTTTTCTTGGAAAAATAAACGTAAAAATCTTGATTTGTTGAAGGGTCGTGTCGGAATATATTTTTGTCTGGAATAAGTGCAGGCGAAATTATTTCACGATTAAATTCGTCAACCTTCGACATAGTTAAATTTTGCTTCTGTTTATTTAGGTAGACAAAGTCAACTTCAATTGCAGGTTGGCTTACTAAGGATATTGCGTCAATACTGAGTTCAGCCGACTCGTCAGAAATTATAAGCTCTGTGATTTTAGTGAGTTTTCTTTTCTTCATATTTATTAAAGTATTTTTTTAGTTTATATTTGATTTTTATATACTTGCACGTCTTCTAATATTTGCAAGCTGTTCTTGCTCCGAGGTCATATCGTCAGCGACAACGTACGCCTGCGTAGCTCCAGGAGCGTCTCCACCACCAAGTTCAAAAGCTCCACCTACCATTTCTGGTGCAGGAAGTTCAGCGTCTGCAGCGGCTGCAGCAATATCTGGAGTATTTCCACCACCACCACCACCACCGCTGACATCACTGTCTGGTAAGTCTGGAGTTTTAGTAGCATAAATTGCTTTTACATTTGCATAACCTGCGACTAAAGCTGCAGCTGCAGCAATACCACCCAAAACAGGACCAACGAAAGGAATAGGTGCAAGCGAAGCAAAAGCACTTGTCGCACCTTGTAAAGCTGAAATTGTAGCACTGGCTGCCGCGGCTGCTTTTCCTGCTTTAGACTCTTTACCCATAATAGTAGCTAAGCCGTCAAAAGCTTGTTTAGCCATATCGACTTTCGCTTTCATATTAAGCTTAGCCATTTTCTTGTCTGCAGCGTCAGCGGTCTTATTTATAGCTGCTTCTTTTCGTGCGTATTTTTTATCAATTTCAGCAATTATAGCTTCGAAGTTTTCGTGCTCCATTGCTGCTTCAATATCCTTTTGCTTTTGAATTTCAAGCTCCATTAATGCAGCTTCCCTTATATTTTCAATGCTTGCTAGTAAATTTTCTTGCTGTAATTCCAAAAGGTAAGCGTCGTCTTCTAATTTCTTGTCGTAAGCTTCTTGATCTATTTCTGCCTGTTCAGCTTTAAGTTCTGAAGCTGCTAAGTCTATTTCGTATTTTGCTTCTGCAATTTCTGCTTCGACTGCAGCTCGATCGTTTATTGCTGTAGTCAGTTCTGCTTGAGCTTCAATATTTCCTCTATTCGCTGCTAGCTCTTTTTCCGCTGAAGCAATTGCAAGGTCAGCTAGCTCTAGTCGTACATTTCCTTGATCAGTTAATATTTGAAGCATTGCTGCATTTGCCGCTTCGCGTTCTTGCATTGTCTTACTTTCGTCGTCTCGGATCCTTGATTGCATTTCTAGCTCGCGTTCGTACGCTGCAATTTTTCCTTCCATTATAGCTTGCAATAAGATTGCATTGTTTTGGGCTTCTACCATAGCTCCACTTGCTGCATAGGTTGCAGCAATATCAATTTGAGCTATTCCGTCTGCAGCCATACTTACCATAGCTCCGACTTCGCCTATTGCGTCTCCAATATTATTTACAATATCTGTTCCTGCGTCAATTGCTGCTTCTGCAACTTCGACCATTGCGTCTTTTGTCTCAAGTATTCCTGCCCTAAGTGAAGCAATTTTACTGTGATCACCTGAGCCAAAAATTGAAGTTTCGTAAGCTAACATTAAAGCTTGCACTGCTAATTTGATTGTATAAAACGCCATTTTCAAGGGCGTTAACGCTAAAGTGATTAATCCTTTTACAACTTTCGTCAATCCGTCAAATCTGTCACTTGACGAAGTCACCCACTCGTAAACGTCCATTAATACGTCTGCAACTTGTCCGAATACTGAAGCGACTGTAGACGTGACCTTTTCGATAATATCCATTGCTGCTTTGTTTTTCTGCAGCCCTTTCCAAAGTAACGCAAGTGCACCTACTAGAAGACCAATTCCAATTCCTTTAAACGCTTTTCCAAGCATTTTTCCTGCTTTTGCAAAGGTCCTGGTAGCCATATTTCCTTTCTTTGTAGCTGCAGTTGATTTCTTTTGAGCTTTTTCCTTGTCCTGTAGTATCTTTACTTGCTTTTTTAACTGCGTATTGGCAGTCTTCATTTCGTTTCCGAGCTCTTTTAGCCCTATCTTTTCCAGTTTTAGCTCGTCTTTTGACTTCGCAATTGCCTTTTCGAGTGCGTAAAACCCTGCAGCTCCAGTCTTTGGAGTTTCTCTTAGCGTCGCTTCCATACCAACTAGGTCCTTTTCTAAGTCAGTAATCACTGAATTTTGTATTCCTAGCTGTTGATTAAGGTTATCCACGTCAGTAGTGGCTTTTTCCATTGCATTTGCAAACTGATCCGTGTCAGAAGCAGCTTGTTTTATGTTACTTTTTATGGATATATCTATTGTTTTCGCCATTATATATAAGTATTAGTCCTTGTTTCGTGTAAATTCATAACTGCGTGGTGTAAAAGTTCTTGATCTGAGCACCCTGTAACTACCATTTGTACGTCGTCAGCCGTTTTTGCCTGTACTAAACTGATTGAAGTTAAGCAAGGAGCGTCTTCACCCTCTCCTTTTTGACAAATTATTGCTTGAGTATCAATACAAATTGTAGCTAAAAACGAATTATCGACGTGAATAGCTCCCTCGTGCCTATAATAAACATAAGATCCGTTAGTTTTATTAAGCGAAAGCATTTTAATATCAAATCCTATCACTGAATTATTTTGTAAAACTAAGTCTCCAATACCATTTATTTTCATTGGTACTGGAACAGCTCCGATAGTTACTCCTGTAAACTGTATTGTCGAGCACTGAGCAAAACCACTGAGTCTATAAGGTTCGCTGAAGTTAAAAACGCCTGCTCCTTGCATTTTTTCTCCTTGTCTTAGCACCTTTCCTTCCAGTCCAGAAATCGTTGTATTGTTTAGACCTCTGGATATATCATTTCCTGATCCTGTTATAAGACCATTCTGTACTGCTTCGTCTATTATATTATTTGATCCGTTTATTTCGTTATGATAGCTGCCTGCTTTTACTTCGTTTCGCACTCCTGCAACTGAATTTCCTAAAGAAAGCGTGGATACCAGTAAGCTTTTAGAGTCTAAAGCAGGAAATGCCGAGCAAATATTTGTCTGGCTATTCCAAGTATATCCGTAAGCTACGCAAGTCGTTTGGTTTGGCGTACAATCTGTTTGTCCGTCAGTAAATATAACTTGTCCAGAAGGCGTTGTACGGTGAGGTTTTAGGTTTTGTCCTGTTTTGAATTTCATTATGTTATAAGTATTAATTCAACTTGAGCTAAAGTTCCTGAGTTGTACTTAATTTTATTGACTCGGTATTCGCGGTTTTTAATGTAAATAC